CAAACAGCAGCGGCTCAGCTGGCACCTTCCCGAAGTGCGGCGGGATCCCGAACGGGTCGAGCTTCACGTACCACTTCTTCGCGCCGAGTTCGGCCCCGCGGTACCTGCATGTCGTCGTGCGGGCCGCGTCCGGAGTCTTCACGCATTTGGCCTTCGGCACTTGCTTGAAGTACGGCACGTTCGCAGGCGGGCAGTATGCGACCGCGCTCTCATGGCGATCCTCGGCGTCGAGCCAGGGCGCGTTCATGTTCCACGACGGCATCCACTCTTCGTTCGCGACCTCCTGGGTCCGATGCGACGTGGCGTTCGGCGGTGCGAGCCCCACGTGGTTCCAGGAGATCGGGTACGCCTTCGGGATCTCGACTGGTGCTGCCGGCTTCCGCGGCTTCACGATGGGCCTCTACGCTGGCGGCCTCATCGGCCTCACGCAGCGGACGCCCCTCTGCCCGAACTTCCTCAAGGCCGAGCAGAGCGGCGCCCCCGGGCAGACGATTATGATCGGGCACACCCCTGATCTTCGCCTTGTGTCGCTCCAGGGCCGCAATCCCGACGGCGAGACGGTCACGATCGGCAGCGACGACTGGATGATCTTCCCCGCGCGACAGATGGGCGCCACTCCTGCTACGGGCACCACTGCGTACCAGTTCACGGGCACCGCCCCGAACCACGTCTCGAACCACGCGGGCTACGCCTACCGCAAGATCACGTAGAGCATGCCGACTGGCTTCCTCGCCCCCGAGTGCATCGTCGACGGGGTGTGGCCGGGGGTCTCGGCGAATCTCACAGCGGGGCTCACGATCCCCTTCCTCGGCAACGAGCCGGCCGAGGGCAACCTCCTGGACCCCGCGGCGCAGGCCCCGCGACCGGCCGGTGGGCCGTCGATCGGCGCATCGCCTGCGGAGGCTACTCGGTCCGGCTTTGTTGGACCGACGTTCGATTCCGACTGGTACGGCCGGGTCCACGTCATCCCGCGCCTGATCGATCTTGGGAACCTGCTCCAGGTCGAGGTGCGAATCGTCGACGTCTGGAACGCGCACTTCGTGGCTCGAACCCTCTTCTCCATCGACGAGTCGGGCACCGAGGGAATCACGCTCACGCGTCCTGGCGGTGCGCCCACCGAGCCTGTGGAATACGCCGCGCTGCTCCTCCGTACCTATACGCTCACGATCAGCCAGAGCGGCTCACCGATCATCGATGCGCGGTACACGTTCAACTTCGCTGGGGCAGAAGAGCCCGTGCTCGTGGTCATCGGCGACCGCGTCGTGGCATTCCCCTTCTCGTGCCAGTCGCCCGTGCAGGAGATTCTCGAGTGGGCGACCGACGTCCACGAATCCTATGACGGGCACGAGAAGCGCGTCCAGGCCCGTGAGCTGCCGCGGCAGCTGTTCGAGATGGTCTACCTGTCGGGGAGCCGGCAGGAAGTCGCGAACATTCGGAACTCGCTAATCGGGAACATTGGGAAGCTCTTCGGCGTTCCCGTCTGGCAGGAGTCGCGTCCCCTTCTCGCGAACGCCTCGATCGGGGCCACGTCCGTCACGGTGACTACAACGGACGCGGACTTCCGTGCGGGTACGGGTGAGCTTGCGATCCTTTGGCGCTCGTTCCTCGACTACGAGGTGGTCGAGGTTCAGGCGGTCAACGCCGGCTCGCTCGATCTCGCACGTCCGACCACGAAGGCGCACACCGCCGGAATCACCTACGTGGTCCCCGTTCGGCTTTGCTTCATGGAGGACGCGCCAGGCGACGAGTCGAGCCCCTACGGCCCCGCGCAGTTCCGCATTCGATGGAAGTGCTCGCAGTCCACCGACCTCTCCGAGTCGGACGGGAACCTCACGCTCTACCTCGGCTCTCCGGTCATCCAGGATCCGAATCTCTCCGAGGGCGATCTGAGCGAGCAGTTCTCGGCGAAGCTGTTCGAGCTGGATTCCGGCTCGGGCGTGATGGCTCAGGTGCGGCGGCGCGACGTGCCCGAGGTGGCGACCACCAAAACCTGGATGTTCGAGGACGTCGCCAGCTCGTTCAAGCTGCGTCGGCTCCTCTACGCGCTTCGAGGGCGGCAGCGCTCCTTCTGGCTCCCAACGTTCCGGCATGACTTCCTGCTCGCGGCGCAGATCGGCGCCTCTGTCACGCAGATCGAGGTGCTGCCCGTGGAGTACGGCCGCTTCGTCTCCGAGCAGCCGCCGTTCAACCACATCGCCGTCTACTTGAACAACGGGACGTCGTTCTTCCGGCAAGTGACGGGGCACGCCACGGCCGGGAACGGGAACGAGCTGATCTCGATCAACACGGCGCTCGGGCAGGTTGTGAACCCGCAGGATGTCAGGTTCATCTGCCTGCTGGTTCGCTCTCGCCTCGCGTCTGATCGCGTGGAGATGGCGCATCGGCGTCTCGGGGCCACGACCGTGTCGGTGCTCGTCGTCGGGGTGATTCAGTGAGCTACGTCGGCCAGGACGAGTCGGTCGAGGCCGGTCGACCGATCGAGCTGTACCTCTTCCGCAACAACACGATCATCACCCAGCAGTTCGCCTATACGACCGCTCCGCGCGAGCAAGTCCACAACAACGTCACCTACGTCCCGCGCGCCCTCACGCGCACCGACGTGGCGGTCGACCAGGCGGAGCCCGGCTCGGATCGGGACGTGAAGATCACGCTCCCGGAGAGCGATCCGCTCGTCAACCCGCGCTGGATCAACACGATTCCACCCGGCAAGGACGAGATCACGATCTTTCGCCGCCATGCCAGCGACTCGCTGAATCCGCCCGAGACCATCACCTACTGGAAGGGCTTCATCGACAGCGTGAGCTTCGTGGGCGGCGGCCAGGCGACGATCCGCGCGGTCTCGGAGGCCGGTCTCCTCCGCCGCATGATCCCGAAGCGCACCTACCGCGGCCTCTGTGGCCACGTGCTCTTCGACGGCGGCTGCAAGGTCATCCGCTCCAACTTCGAGTTCGACATCACGGTGACTGCCATCAGCACGGACGGCCAGCTGGTGACCTTCAACAGCGCCGAGACGATCAGCGGGCAAGCGGCGGACTACTTCGTGGGCGGCGAGCTGCAGAAGCCCTCGGGCGATCGCCGCATGGTCCTCGCCTACACGGACCTCGGGGGCAACAGCGGCCGAGCGACCATCCTGCTCCCGTTCTTCGATGTGAAGATCGGCGATCGGATGAAGCTCACCGCGGGATGCGATCACAGCATCACGACCTGCCGCCTCAAGTTCTCGAACGAGATCAACTTCGGCGGCTTCCCCTGGGTCCCGACGCGCAATCCCTTCGACACGGGAATCCTCCAGTGAGCGACTTCCTGCTCCTCGCGGCGGTTGCGGGCCCCGAGCCGCAGCAGGCCATCGTCTGGTGGGTGTGGGCGATCATCTACGTCGTCCTCATCGCCGCCAACATCCTGCTCGCGCCGAAGCCGGAGTTGGAGAACGCGAAGCCGAAGGGCCTCGGCGACTTCCAGTTTCCGACGGCCACGGAAGGCCGGCCGCTTCCAGTCGTCTTCGGGACGACGAGAATCAAGGCACCGAACGTTGTCTGGTACGGCGACTTCTACGTCAAGAAGATCAAGGAGAGCGTCGACACCGGGTATTTCTCGGATTCCGACGTTGTAGTCGGCTTCATCTACCACGTGGGTCTCGACTTCGCGCTCTGCTTCGGTCCCGTGGACGGCCTCACCGAAGTTGAGGTAGCGAACAAGGTCGTGTTCTCCGGTTCGTTCGGCGGAACTGGTGCGACCGACGGCACCCTGATCAACGTCAACTCGCCCGAGCACTTCGGTGGTCGGAAGAAGGGCGGCGGTCTCTTCGGCCGTCTGCGCTTCTACGACGGCGTTCCGAGTCAACAGAAGAACGCCTACCTGGTGGGAGTGCTCGGCCCGGACGTGCCCGGCTACGTCGACGTCTGCCACGCAGTGTGGGAGCGGGGCGTCGACACCGATCTCATGAGCCCCACCTACGGGAAGCCCTTCGGCGAGATCGGCGAGAGCACGAACATCCAGCCGTGGGCCTTCACGGTCAAGCGCTTCCCGAACAACCTGTCGCTTGGCTCGAACCGCCACATCGTTAACGGCGGTGACGCGAATCCGGCTGAAGTGCTCTACGAGGTGTTCACGAACAACAAGTGGGGGCTCGGCCGCCACCCCTCGACGATGAACTTCTCGTCATTCCAGGCTGCTGGCATCACGCTTTACAACGAGGGCAATGGGTTCTCGATGCTGCTCGACCGCGAGCAGAAGGCCGAGGACTTTATCGCGGAGGTGCTCCGCCAGATCGACGGCGCGCTCTACATGAATGAGGCTGGGCAGTGGACCCTCAAGCTCGCCCGATCGGACTACACCCTCGGCTCGCTCCCGCTCTTCGACGAGACGAACATCGTCGAGGTGACCGAGTTCACGCGCGGCTCCTGGGAGGCTACGTCGAACGACATCAGCGTCGAGTACTTCGACCGCACGGACGACTTCAAGGACACGTTCGCGATGGGCCAGGACATCGCGAACTTCAACATCCAGGGTGGGGTGAAGTCTGCGGTTCGCTTCCAGATGTCGGGCGTGAAGCATCCACTGACTGCGAAGCTGATCGCCGAGCGTGAGCTTCGCGCCATGTCGTTCCCTCACGCCAAGGCGACGATCGTGGCCGACCGTACAGCGGCGAAACTTGTGCCGGGCGACGTGATCCGCTTCAGCTGGCCTCCGCTCGGCATCTCTGAGATGCCCATGCGGGTCATGAACGTCAACAAGGGCGAGATCCTCGACGGCCGCGTGCAGCTGAATTGCGCCCAGGACGTGTTCGGCGTCGGGTTCAACATCTACGACCAGCCCCCGGCGAGCGGCTGGGATCCCATCACGGACACGGCGCTCGCGTTCAGTGCGGCCAACCAGCACGCATTCGACGCCCCGTACTGGTTCATGCTCACGGGGCTTCAGGGCGCGGCAGGCGAGCGGATCTTCGCCGTCGGCCAGCGGCCGAATGGCCTCCACACCGAGTTCCGCATGTCGGTGGATGCCGGCAGCGGGTACTTCGAGCGCGGGCGCTCGACGGCGCCTGGCTTTACGCCGACCGGACTCCTGAACGCTGCCTACCCGGAGAACACGGCGGACGTCGAGTCCTCCGGTCTCCTGGTCGTGAAGACCACGGTGGACTTCGAGGATCTGGTCGCGCGAACCTGGGCGGACATCAGAACGCTCGGCGTCAACCTGGTCAAGATCGACGACGAGATCCTGGGCTTTGAGACCCTCACCAGGAACGTCGACGGCACCTACACGCTGGGAAACGTCCACCGCGGCCTGCTCGACACGCTACCTGCAGCGCACGCTCAGAACGCCAGGGTGTGGGTCTTCTCAGCGGGCTCCGCGCGATCCCGGAACGCGTTCGACGGCACGACATCCACGAACGTGAAGCTCCTGCCCGAGACGCCCACCTCCCTGCTGGACCTCGCGTCGGCCACGGCGATTTCGCTGTTGCTGTCCCGGCGCACGGAGCGCCCGCTGCCCGTGGGCGGCGCTCAGTTCGGCGGGCACCGCTACCCGACCATCCTCCCCGATGGCGACGTCGCCATCACCTGGAAGCACCGGCATCGCCAGGATCCCCAGATCCAGGATCAGAGCAGCAACAACTCTGCGCTCGGCCTCGATGCCAACATCCAGTACGAGTACACGTTCTGGGAGCTGGATACGGGCACACCAGGAGGGCAGCTCCGCCAGGCGACGACCACAGGGACAAGCTTTACCTACACACGAGCCCAGCAGACCTCGGACAACGGCGGCACGCCTCCGCAGGCGATTCGGGCTCGGATTCGCTCGAAGGACACGGCGCTAACTCTCGACAACCGGGTCGATGTGATTCGGGACTTCGAGGTCTTCAACGTCCAGCCCGAGTCGGTGGATCTCAACGGGACCGACGAGGGCCTTCGATCCAGCCAAGCCACCATCGGCATCGCGGACGTCTGGAGCGTGATGCTCTGGGCCAAGCGCTCCGACTCGGACACGGCCGAGCGGACTCTCTGCGCGGTGGGCAACCCCAGTGGTGCCAACAGCATCCACTTCGTCCGCAAGGCGGGTGGGTCGGCATCCGATCTACTGGTCGAGGTGCGAGACTCGGGCGGGTCGCTGTTCAAGCAGCTCACGTACTCGGGAGTCTTCACCGGAGCCACTTGGCATCACGTAGTCGCGACCTTTGACGGCACGGCGAGCGGCGATCCGCTCGTGGTCTACGTGGACGGCGTCGCGAGGACGCCGGACGGTGGCGGCACGGACTCCACCGGCACGATGACGGACACGTCGCGGCGGATCGCCGTCGGCTGCAACGGCAACCTCGCGAGCTTCGCGCAGGGTCGCTTCCACCAGTGGGCGTGCTGGAACGTCGCCCTGTCGGCCACTCAGGTCACAGCGATCTACAACGGCGGAAACGGCAGCGACTTCAACCTGAACTGGAACCACAACGGCTACACGAGCCGCACGAACCTGAAGCAGTGGTTCCGAATCGGCCGTGACTCTTCGCCCGATGGAGACATCGGCAAGCAGTACGCGCTGAACCCGACGGGCTCCCACAACCTTTCGGACGGGGCCCAGAACGTCACGGCAACGGACGTCGTCACCGACGCGCCGTAGGGAGTCTTCACGTGACCAGGAAGCTCGCCGCCCTCTGGGAGCAGGCAGTGTTCTTGAAACATCTCGTCGCCGGTCTGCTTAGTGCCTGCATCGCCATCGCGGGCGCGGCTTGGGCTGCGAGCGCGAAGTGGAACTCGATGGAAGCGCGCGTCTCGGGCGTCGAACAACGGGTTGAGGCTCACGAAGGCGCTCCAAGCCTTCATCCGACGCTGCTCGACGTAGCCACTCAGGCGGATCGCATGGCACGGCTGGAGGAGCAGCAGAAGACGATGGCCAATGAGATCTCCCAGCTGCGTCAGGACGTTCGCGAGATCCTTCGGAGGATCAGGTAGTGCCGACCTTCTCCCAGCGCTCGATCACACGCCTTAGCACCTGCCACCCCGACCTTCAGCGCCTGTTCCATCGGGTGATTCAAATCTACGACTGCGTGGTCCTCGAAGGGCATCGCAACCAGGAGGCCCAGGACCGCGCTTTCCGCGACGGGAAGTCGAAACTCCCGTGGCCGAAGGGCAAGCACAACAGCCTGCCATCTCTGGCCGTGGACGTCGCGCCGTACGACTGCGCGCAGCGTCCCGTGAACTGGAGCAACGACCGAGCCAACATCGTGCGCTTCTACCACTTCGCTGGCGTTGTGAAGGGTCTGGCGGAGTCGATGGACATCAGGATTCGGTACGGCGGGGACTGGGACGGCGACACCCGGTTCGACGACCAGACTTTCAACGATCTCGTTCACTTCGAGCTGCTGCTGAACTAGGAGAAGCTGATGCGCTGCGTCCTCGTAGCCGCGCTCTGCGCGGCCCTGGGCGCCTGCGCTCACGCGCGCGTGGAGTCGTGCGGCCCGGACTGCCGCAACGTCACCGCCACCGCCGTTGGCCAGGCGTCGATCTCGGTGACTCCGGAAGGGGCCGTGGCGGTCCAGGGCGGCGCGCTCTCGGAGACATTCGGGGCCCTGGCCCGGACAGTCGCTGCGATCTGGGCACCCGTCGCTGCGCTGATTCCCGGCGGCGCCCCGGAGCCGACGCCATGACGCTCGACAAGTTCCTCGCGCGGCCCACGCGGGCCGCGTGGATGGCCGAGCTTCTCGATGGCTGGCTGGGCCCCGACGGCTCCTCGTGGTCAACCGACACGATCATGGGAGTCCGGATCGGCATCACTTCGCTCGACTACGAGCACGTGGATCTGCCCGCGAACCGTCACGACTGGTACTACCGGCTCGGGCGCAAGCTTCGACTGCCGGAGAGCTACCGTGCCGCGGCCGACGCCGTCTACCGCGACCTCTGCATCGAGCGGTGCAAGGCGGAGTTGACCGGGGTACGTCGGGCAATGTTCCCGCTCGCCTGGTCCCGCGCGTGGACCCGTTACGCGGCGCTGCGCGTGGGCGCCAGGTACGCGTGGACCGAGAAAGCGAAGCAGCGGAACGCCGCGTGGTGCGAGTCTATCGAGGAGTGCGAGAAGGCGGCATGAGAGAGTGAGCGTTGCTCGCTGCATCCGTTCTCACCGCCGTCAGAGACCAGATCAATGCGGCGATCCATCCGATCCCGCTCCACCCAAGGAGGAGGTTGAGCGCGAAGATGGCGTGCGTCTGGTGATGGTTCCTGAGCATGGCGACGAGAAACGGCACGAAGTAGGCTGCGACAGCGGCGAGCAGTCCCGTCTCCACGGCTGCTCACCTCACCCGGCGCGCAGGTGCGGCCGGCGGTTCGCCCAGGTAGACCGTGTTCGTGATGCACTGCCCTGTGGTCACGACGCCGGTGAACGAGTTGAACACGGCCTTGCATTTCTCCACGGCAACCTTCCCGTCGCCGGCGTTCGAGATGCTCGTGACGAATGGGCCGGCCGTGCTGCTGCATGCAGTCGCAAAGACCGCCAGCGCAAGTAGCATTGCTTTCCTCGCCATATTCGCCTCCGATTCGCCCGAGCCCGGGCTCGGGCGAATCAACGGCTAGCCGGCCTGCCTACTTGACCCCTAGGCCGCGAGAGCTATGGGCCCCTGGTCGGGGTCGCCCAGCTCCAAGAGGGCCTCGCGGAGCCGCGCGCGGGCGCGTTCCACCAGCTCCTCTTCGGCCACGAAGCCGTCGTCCTGAACGCCCTCGTCGAGGGCGCGGAGCGCTTCCAGGCCCAGCTCCGCGGCTCGCATCGCCTTCCTGTACATCGCCATCTCCTTCCCAGGCCAGCGTCCTTTCGACGCCGCCTGGGCTTTTCTTGTTGCAGGACGTGTTCCCAGCGAACGGCCGCTCCTCAGGCCCGAGTCCCTGGGACACGTCCCAATAGTTGGCGACCATAGGTGACGTAGAATGTCACATTACGATTGTTCGACGCAGCTTGATCGAAGCGCGTCAAGGAGCGCGCTCTGGTCCCCGGCCTTCCGCCGAAGCGCCCGGCTCACCCATTCGTCCACTGTCTTGCGCGTCACGAGGTGGTAGATGAACACGCGCTCGGCAGCCTGTCCTTGGCGCCAGAGCCTCCCGCATAGCTGGTCGTACAGCTCCAGGTCCCACGGCAGCGAGTACCAGGCGAGGTGATGGCCACCGGCCTGGAGATTCAGGCCGTGAGCGGCGCTCTGGGGGTGCAGCGCCAGGGCCCGTAGCCGCCCTTCGTTCCAGGCGCGCTCCAGTGCGGCGCCGCGCTCGGCCGAGACGCCCCCGCCAATGTGGGGGACGTCGCCTACCAGGGGGTGCAGGGCGCGGCGGATCATCTCCAGATCATGGTGGTGCTCGTAGGCCACGAGGAGCGGCTTCCCCAGCTCCTCGACTAGGTCGGCCAGCGCCTGGGCCTTCGCCGTGTGGATCTCGGACCAGGCGCGCGTGCGGTCGGCGGACGGCTCACCGGCCTCGGTGAGATAGACCGAGCCGTTCGCTACCTGCCGGCACTTCGCTGTGAGGACCCCGGCGTTCACGGCCGCGATGTCGCCCTCGGCGAGGCGCAGCACTAGCTCCTTGCGGAGCTTCTCGTAGAGTCCACGCGCCTGATCCGGCAGGGCGACGGGGACGTCCACAACGATCTTCTCAGGCAGCTGGAGGTAGTCCCGCGCGTCCAGGCGGATCACGAGTGGGGCGATGCGGCGCTCGATCTCCGGCTTCGCGGCGGTCCGAACCTCCCAGTCCTGGTAGTCGCGGCCGGACGGGACGAGCGCGCAGAAGTTCTCTCGGAATTCCTTGAGAGTTGCGCCGAGTGCCGCGCCGTCGTCCAGGATGCGGATCTGCCCGTGGAGATCGTCGTAGCCATTCGGCGATGGTGTCCCAGTCAGGATGTATCGCAGCGGGATGTTGGGCAGGATCCGCTTCAGGTAGCGCGATCGTCCTGCGCTGACGCGTTTGAACTTCGTGCTCTCGTCGACGGCGAGCATCTCCGGCCATTCCCAGCGCTGCTCGACGAGCCAGGGCAGGCCCTCCGGGTTGATCACGTAGATGTCGGCGACCCCACGGGCGAGGGCGGCGCCCGTGCGGCCCTTCCCATGGAGGACGTGGACCCTGAAGTGTCGGAACTGCGTCCACTTCGTGGCCTCAGAAGGCCACACGGAGTAGGCAGGGCGAAGCGGTGCCACGACGAGCAGCCGCGAGACAATGCAGTCGGCCCAGAGCCGTCGGAAGGCTTCGAGCGTGATCGCCGTCTTACCGAGCCCCGGATCCAAGAAAAGGCCGAGCCGCTCGCGGCGAAGCATTTCCTCGACGACGCGAACCTGGTAGGGGTGCGGCTGCCAGTGCTCAGCCAAGCCACGCCTCGAAGAAGGGCTGAACCAGCTCGGACCGATCGATCACTTCGACCGTAAAGCCAAGCCTCTGCAACCGGCCGTGGATCCAGCGCTGCAAGGCCCGCGGCTGCTCGCCAGGTCGCTTCAACTCGACGAAGGCGATGCGTCCGCCGGGCGCGAGCACGCATCGGTCCGGGAAGCCCGCGACGCCGAGCACGGTGAGCTTGAGCGCCCAGGCGCTTCGGCGCTTCGCCTCCTCGACGAAGGCACGCTCGATCGATCGCTCAAGCGGCATGGTGCTTCCGCTCGCGGTAGCGGCGCATGTTCAGTCGCTGGTAGCAGCGGATCGCGTCTTCGATCGCGCGCCGGAGCACGATCGGACTCCACGAGAAGAAGAAGAGGGGTCTCAGCGCCTCGCGTAGTCGAGCAGGATCTTGATTGAGCAGCTTGCAGTAGAGCGAGAACGTCGAGCCGCTCTCCGCGACGAAGAACTGCTTGCAGTCCGAGTGCTCGGCGAGGGCCTCCTGGATACGCCTCGCAGCGAGCAGCCCTTCCTGATCGTCGGGGGCGACAGCGGCGAGAAATTCGTCTACCCGCGCGGAGAGATGATGAGCGAGCTGGCGCCCGCATGCCTTGCACGATGCGTCGCGCTCGGCTGATCGGAACATTCCCGGGCACACAAGGCGCTCATAGGCGGTACGTAGCTGCGCCTCGCTCGCCCGGATCACCGCAGCGGCGAGCCGGTAGATGTCGACTTCCTCGTTCATCACGGCGCCAGGGTCACGTAGCGGCGCATCCACTCGAGTTCGGCCCGCTCAGGAGACCAGCCCTCGATTCGCACGGACTCGGCCAAGCCGCGTTCGGGGAACCGTCCACGCCACCACGAGGCACGCCGCATGATCGTCTCGCGTTCCAGCAAGAACATTTCGACGTCGAGCGCCTTCACGAGCGAGTCAATCTCGCGAGGGAAGGGGTACTCGACGCCGAAGCGCTCGCAGATAGCCATCAAGACTCTGGTCTCCGAGTCCTTGAAGCCGGGGATCAGGGCCTTGATGGGCGAGGCGACGTCGGGCAGGTACGCCTCGCCGGCGTCGTGGATCAATCCGTAGAACGCGCCGAGGGACTCGTGGCCCTGCTTCTCCAGGTAGTCGCTCATGAGCACGCAGTGCTCGGCGACGGAGTAGAAGACCTTGCAGTGCCCCGTGTAGCGGCACTTCAGGCTGAGTGCGTGGGCGACGTCAACCGGGTCGACGTCTTCGGCGCGTGGCTCCAGTGGGAAGAACTCCCTCCCGGTGAAGGTCGAGATCGAGGGGCGCCTGTGGGGCACCTTCTCGTTACCCAGAACTTGGGTCACATCACCCAGATTCTGGGTTACTTCCTGTACCGGCGTCCGCGCCAGCCCTCTGCTGCGATCGGCATTCCCTGCGCCCACTTCGGCACCTCCGACATCAACCGCTCGAACTCTTTGAGATCGCCCCAGCCATCCGGAACCTCGGCGACAACTTCATCGTGCACGGACAGCACCATTGGATACCCCCGCGCTTCGAGGCGCAGCATCGCCTCGGCCATGAGATCACGGCACAGCGCCTGAACCACGTTCTCGGTGAGCTTCCCGCCGTAGGTGGTTTGGGGGCTCCACTGCTTCGTGTAGGTGTCGACGCCCCAGAACTTCAGCTTCGGGTACTCGCCCCATGCGCCCATCTCCATCTCGATCCACGGGTCGCAGTAGGAGAGGAGGCGCCCGCTCGGTAAGCGGCAGTGGAGAAAACGTCCGCGGACGGCCCAGAGCGTGTTACGGCACTGGACCGGCGGGGCACCGGGACCTCGGCGCACCGCTTCGACTGCGGCTGCCTCCAGCGCATACCAGAGCCGCTTCACCGGCTTGTGCTGCTCGCGATACGTGTCGACGACGCGCTCAGCGAACTGTGCGTCGATCTCGATCCGGTAGGGATCGTTCGCGCATGTAGTAATGAACTTGCTGGGGCCCATCTGGTACCCCAGGCCGAGGACGGCAGCCTTGCCGAGCTGGCGCCGCGGATCGTCCTTCGCGATCGACTGCGGATCGGCGACGCCGTAGATCGCTCCCGCCATGTCGCGGTAGATGCAGAGGCCCCTTCGGAAGATCTCCAGCGCGGCCTCGTCGCCAGCGAGCCAGAACGTCCCACGCGCCTCGATCGCCGAGAAGTCGGCGACGAGCAGCTCCTTCCCAGGCGGCGCGCAGAGCGCACCTCGGAGCGCCCCCGAGAGCAGCTCCATCACGTCGCCGTGCTGCTGCTCCAACTCGCGCCGGTCGAGAACGGTGATGTTCTCGCACACAGCGTCCATGTTCTTCACCGTTCCGCGAGGGAAGTTCTGCGGCTGGATCCCGGCGCCACTCCACCGGCCGGTTGACGCACCGTGGTAGCGAAGCAGGTCGCGGATACGATCGTCCTCGGCCATGCGATCCAACATCGCCTGGTACTTCTTGACTGACGTTCGACTCGCGCGGCGCCACATCTCCAACGCCTCGCGCACGTGGTCTGGGAGGGGAGTCATCTCCCCTGTGTCTGGGTCCTGGATCTCGCCTGCTCCGAGGACGACATCGAGCGTGGCGCCCTGGGTGTCAGGGAGGGGGATGCCTTCGGCGCGGAGCCAGTCGAGGAAGTCGGCTCTCTTCCGGGCGTTGGCCGCCATGCCGAGCGATAGCGCCTCGATCCGCTGATCTGCGATGCGAACTTCCTGACGCGCGTGCTCCAGTGCCGCCTCGACCATCGCGCGATCGCAGTAGATGCCGCGCAGGTTGATGGCCTGGTCCATGTGCCAGACCTCCAACTCCTGGTCCGAGAGCGAACGTAGCTGGGCCGATGCAAGCTTCTCGACGACGACGTCCTGCTTGCAGTATGCGAAGAGGCGCTCCAGGTCATCACGGCCTTCGTGCCAGAGAGGCCCGTAGCGGCGGTAGTACTCCTCGTGCGTCCTGCAGCGAGCCGCCATCAGCTCGCGCTTGAGGGGTTTGCGAGGCTTCGCCATGCGAACGGCGAGCCGATTGCCAGCCATGTCCTTCTGCACAGGCAGCTTCAACGCGATGGCCAGCTGTTCGAGCTTGCGAGGGAGCGCGTACGCCGCGGCCTTGGCGGCCGAGCAGCGCCACTGTCGAGGGTGGATCTCCGGCCAGCCGTAGCGCTTCGTCATGACGAAGTGCCAGACCGTGCGCTCGAAGAGGGAGTTGTGCGCCTCTACCTCTTCGCCAAGGAGAAGGCGGTTGAACAGCTCCTCCAACTCGGGCGGCCGTCGCTCCTCGAAGCCAGCTGAAGGGAATGCCCGGTGCCACAAGAAGACATCGTCTCGGTCGTCGAACGAGAAGGCGAGGCACTGGACGTCGGTCGTCGGGTGCGCGGCGTAATTGAAGGTCCCGATGTCGAGAAGCTCGGCCTCCGACCGCGTTTCAAAGTCTATGGTGATCAAGACGCTGTCCTCGTACGCCCGACGGGCGGAAGCTCCAGAAGTGCTTGTCGCGCTTTCGCCTTGCGGCGCTGGCCGAGCCACGGATAGATCGCGGCAAGCAACGCGTAGATGTGGTCGCGTCTATTGACCCTCCATGACCAGTAAGGCTTGCGGACGCCTCGCCTTCGGGGATGAGGCCCTCCAAGACGGCCTGCACCAGCGACCCCGCAGGCCCTGCGGACGACATCCTCATCCACCATGTGAAGAACGAGCTGCCATCTCGGTCGGCCCCGACCGAAGTCGTTTCTGTGGATGCATCCTTCGCCTTCGAACAGCCCAGCGAGCCAGGCAAGGTTTTCGCGCGTCCACTGCTTCGGCATCAGAGATGCTCCTACCGCCACAAGCCGACCGGGCGTTCCACCCGGCCGGCTACGTGGCAGTACGTGGCGGCTACCAGAAGAGCGGGTCGCCGGCCTCCGCCGCAGGGGCCGCAGCGCCTTCGATCACCGAGAAAACCTCTTCGGCCTTGGGGCGTTTGAAGCCGAGAGCCGGCCCGTCCTTCATCTTCTGGAGGTTGTCCAGGCTGAAGGACACTCCTCGCTTCTTGCCCTCGTAGTCCCAGGCGAAGGCGCGGACCTGCGCGCGGGCGTAGCAGCCGCTGTAGAAGGCGGTCGGGTCGATGATCGGCTGGAGGTTCTCGTCCACCAGACCGGGCGCGAACTTCGACCAGGCCGTCACGCAGGTCTGCCCCGGTCCGAAGCCGTCGTAGAGGTTGCCCTCTTGGTCGACCTTGTTGGCGCCGTCGGTGAACGGGCTCTCCAGCTTCATCTTGGCGGCGGCATCGCCCCACTTGTCGCGCGCGGCCTTCGCGGCGGCCTGCTTGAGCGCGGTGATGTCCGTTCCCTTGTCGAAGATCATCACCACCTCGTAGCGGTCGCCCTTGTCGGTCTCGCGCGGCTCGAACACGCGGACGAACGCAGCCCGAAACTCGGGCGTGATCAGGAACTCGTTGGTCTCGCTCATCTTCATCCTCTCTGGTTGGCCCCCGAGCACCAAGCGCGGGGTTCGTCCCTCGATGGGGTCGATGCAGTAGTGCCAGTCGGCTCAGATACGTGTCGCCAGCTGGCCGTCATTGAAACAGTGGATCCACCGCCTCCGGCAAGGCGGGCGCCTGTGCGAACACGAACGCAGCGCCAGACGGCAGCGCCTCGCGCGGATCGCTCTCGGGCGCCAGCGTGGGTTCGCCCTCGGGCTTCTCCGAGTGCTCGGCGACCCACTTCTTTCCGATCGCCTTGACCTTCTCCAGCTGAGCTGGACCTCGGAGCTTCATCTCGAAGATGTCCTGGGACTTCAGGCCATCGCGCTGCACCAGCTCTGCCGCGACACCGTCCGGGTCGCGCCAGCGTCGATTCGCCCGCTTGCGAACGAGCTTGTAGCCGGGCACCGGCTCCCCGCGCTGGAGTCGTCGGAAGGCAAGTTCCTCGACCTCTCGCGCCCAGGAGTTCAGCAGCGGGATGATGTTCAACGCCTTCGCGATCAGCTCGGGATCGTTCTCGTCAGGTAGAGGGATCGCCGGCAGCGACTGAGACGCCTCGATGGGCACCGCGGCGAAGTTTACCCGCGCGGTCTCCAGCACCTTGCGCCGAACCTCAGGGCACACCGGCTGCGCGGGGCAGAAGCGGCACCAGGACCCGGCTGCGAGTGGGGCGCCCGGCTTCTCGGTCGCGTCGACTGCCTCTTCGAGCTTGGTGCTCCACGCGAGCAGCTGCGCCGTCGGGATGGACCACCGTCGCACCGGATCGCCGCCGCGAGCGGCTCGCGGCTGAACGATGACGAGCGTGATCGTGTCGATCACGTCGGATCCGTGCTCCGCGATGATCCTTCGGAGCGCTCCGAGGGCGTAGTACATCTCCTGCTCGTTGCCCTCTACCTCCACGAACACGCCTGCGCCGTACTTCAGGTCCAGGACGACCAACTCGCGGTCGACCGGGCAGTAGACGATCGCGTCGGACGTGCCGAACATGTCGGGGCGGCTGGAGAGCGGCGCCACGCGCTCCTCGATCAGCACGCCAGACGCGATGAGGCGAGACAGGTGGCCTCGTACCTCGTCGAGGTACACCTGCACCGCCTCGGCCATCTCGTCAGTGACTTGGTAGTCCCCCCGGTTCACGTCGGGCCCGAGCAGCACGAAGTCGTCCTCGACCTCGACGATCCAGCGCCCGAGGAAGTGAGTCGCATCGACGCCGTCCTGCAGGCACGCCTCCGCGAGCGCGTGGGCAGCGTTTCCCTCGCGGGCGTAGCTGGACCCTCGGTCGCGCTCCTCCGGCGGGAGCGAGTCGATGAGCCGCACCGAGCCGGCGCAGTTCATCCACCGCTCTGCGCTGGAGGCGCTGAGCTTGGCGTGTGCCGCCGCCATCAGGACGCCATCGCCGTCTGGCAGCGCGCGATGAAGGCCGCTTGATGCTCGGCCTTGAGACCCGACAGGCCGGACGCTCCGAACTCCTGGAGAATCTTGATGCCCGTCTCCCGTCCCTTCTTGTCGATCAGCTCGCGCAGCACCGTGACGGGCGTCGGTGCCTTCGCCTGGGGCGCGGGAGCCGGGGCCGGAGCCGGCGTAGGGGCGGGAGCGATGGCAGGAGCCGGCACCGGGGCGGGCGCGGGCGCCGGAGTGGCCGTGGCGACCGGCTGAGCGGGCGCGGGCGCAGGCTTCGTCTCGGCCGGCGCGGCCGGCGTCGGGATCGGCGGAGTCTCCGCAGTAGGGGCGGGCGCCGCTCCGGCCGGCAGGCGCTTCAGCGCCTGCGTGAGCCCGCGGATCGCTTCGAGGATCTCCGGGTCGCTCGTCACGTGGATGTTCAGCTGGGACATGATCTGGTTCTCCTTCAGGGTTGACGGGACTAGTGCCGACCACGAGCTAGCAGGTGTCGCCAGCTGCCAGTCGGGTCGTCGAAATCGATGCCTGCGCCGGTGAGGCGCCGCACCCACTCTGTGCGTCCAGCCTGGATGACCTCGGCCACTTTCCAGCGCTTCCACTGGAAGGGCGCCTCGGGGAACTCCGTGGGCCCGTACTGCACGAGCCAGTTCAGCGAGTGCCCATTGGCGTTCGCGATCAAGAGCCGCGACTCCCAGCGCCATTTCGGATCGTTCAGGAGGCGATCGAGAAGGACGCCGATGTCCAACCAGCGCGCGTGCGCCAGCTCGAACCCGTCGCCCCGCTTCGACTCCTGCACCTCGCCGCGCAGCTGATGCCGCTCCCAGTGGCGCCACGGCGCACCGCAACGCCCGCACACGTATCCGCCGGCCTTCGTCGGATTGCGAATCTCGCTGGTGCAGGGGCCGTGTTCACCGCGGGCGCGCCGGCTCGCGGTACTCGTGGACTCGCACCGTGTCGCGTAGATGAACCCGCGCGCCTTCACGAGATCCAGGCCAGGCGCGCCGATGTCCTCGCGCTTCGTGTAGTACCACCGAATCCAGCCGTCAGGGGTCGGCATCAGCTTGCTCCCGGCTAGTGAAAGAGGGGGTCATCGTCTTCTGCGAAGGGCGCAGCGGCAGCCAGCGGTCTCGGAATCAGGCGAATCCCCTCGTAAGTGCGGACGCGGCGCCCATCAACCCGGGGCCGTGCGTCGCGAACCTTTCCACCGAGCGCTGCGAACAGCTCGCGGCCAAAGGCGTCAGCAGTACCGGCGTGGCGGCCGTTCCGATCGCACCAGGTGCGCCAGGCGATGAAGAGAACGTCCTTCTCGACTTCGGCCTGCGGATGCATCTCGCACTCTTCGCGCACGAAGGCAGCTACCGGCGATGCCGCATCTGCGAGCTGCTGCACTAGTTCTCGCGACGCCTCCGGCAGGACGAAGTGCCCTCGCTCCCAGAGTCGGCGCCAGCCGGCGATGGCCCAGTTCAGGATCCCGGGCAGCTCGGGCAGCAGACGATTGATCAGACCCAGGTCCTCGCGCCCGAGATAGCTCTCCGTCATCACCAGTGGGACGAACCGGTTCGCCAGCGCCCCGCTGGCGTCGGCGAATCTGGGGACCTCATTCGTCATGATGATGAAGCGGACCGACAGGCGCCCAGTCCATTCGGGCTTGTACTTCCGGTTCGCCGTGATCAGGTCCTCGCCCGTGATGCGCAGCAGGTTCTCCGCAATCGCGGCTCGGTCGGTCTTCGGCCCGAGCCGCAGGTCGCTCACGATGGCGAGCTGCTTGCCAATCAGCGGCTGCAGGCCGAACGACTCAGCGAGGCTCAGCAGTGTCGGCGCACAAGAGTTCTGGGACCCGATGAGCTTCGCTAGCACCCGCGCGATCGTGCCCTTGCCCGACCTCGGTGGGCCGAGCAGGAGGAAGGCCTTCTGATGTGACGTGTCGGGCGTGAGGAGGTAGCCGAACACCTCCTGCAGCGTGGCGATGCTGTCGCCGTTTTCGGACCAGAGGCCGCGCAGGAAGGCGAGCCACTCCGGCGTCTCGGCCGCGTCCGGGTCGTAGGCGAACTCGAGCGCGTTCCTCGTGAAGAAGCGCGGCGTCGGCGGCAGCAGCTCGCCGGTCAGGAGGTGGAGCAGCCCGTTGCGGCAAGCGACGATCTCGCGCGGCGCGGGTCCTTCCCCATCCAGCCAACACGGGGGCTCGTGGAGATCTCGCGGGACGTGCGATCGCGCCTCCAGCGCATCAACGACGTTGCTGACGGTGCTAGCAACAGGATTGAAGGGTACGAGCGTCCACTGCTCATCTTCGTTCTTCGCGCGCACACGAGCGCATTCGAGGAAGGCGTAGACCTCGGAACGCACGGTCGCCTCTTCGAGTTCGACGTAGGCCGCCCCGTCGTAGGTGAGCCAGTCGGCGTTGTAATGGCGTAGGTGATTACGCTGTCGGTTGATGAACGCGGCAGCCGTCTGGTACGGCGTGGCCTTTGAGACCACCAGCGGCGCATCGGCCGTCGGCGCTTCGACCACATCGAAGACTTCCGCGGCCGGGGTCCGAGCAGGCGGCGGAGCCTTGCCGCCAGCCTGCTTCACCAGCTCGACAAGCGTACCCATGCCGACGCCGTCGGCTCGGAGGGTGAAGCTCGGCCACCTCTTCTCGCACTCGCTCTCCGCTTCGTCTGCGTACTTCGGATCTCCAGCACTCCACGTCTGCCAGAGCGCGAGCGCCTCGGGATCGGCGCCGCTTGCCTGGTGCACCGCCTGTCCCACCTCGATCCAGGCGCCGTGATCACGGAAGTTCTCGACGGGAAGCTGGTCGAGGCACGCCTTGATACGGTCGAGCGGCTCCGGGTCGGGCACTGCAGCGATGGCACCCGGGCCACGTACCAAACCACGCTTTCGAAGTGCATCGAGCAGCTCCGGCGGCCACATCGGCGCGTCCTTCAACGCCGGCCCAGGAAGCCACTCGTAGTAGTTGCCATTCGGATGAATCGAGCCCGGGCAGACGACCTGCTTGCCATGGCCCTTGAACTCGATGCCCGGCAGATCGTCGAGCTTCTCCCGGTAGCGCGACCCGTCGATCGGTGCGCGGCCGTAGGCATGGAGCCCATCTGAGCCAGTGCGGCCACGCGGGTACTTCGCGAGATCGATCCCGTAGGTCAGCTCGAACGTGTCGAGGACGCTCGGCTCTGCATTGCGAGGATCGAAGTCCAGGACGATCCAGCCCATCGGGGGGCGGAATCCAGTGTTGCCGCCACCCTTGGCGTTGAACGCGATCTGTTTCTCGGAGTAGCTCTGTCGGCGCCAGTCGTTGTCGCGCGGGCTCTTTCCGCGCGGCTTGCCCTCGTGATCGACGTAGTCCCAGCGGTGGAGCGGAATCAGATGCTCGCCGAGCCCAGCGTCCCGATAGGGAACCAGGTCCGGGAGGCGCGGCTTCTTCTGCTCCTCGCTCACTTCGCCCCCGCGGCGTGGAATGCGATGTGTGCCGCAGCGTCATCGGCGCGCTTCGCCTCGCGCGCGGTTCGAGCGCCGTGGTACCGCCAGGCTCCGATGTCGTGGCCGGCTGCGTAGAAGTGGAGGAGGAAGGCGAGGTTGCACGCGGCGTGATCTAGGTGGTGGAGCCCCGAGTCGCGGTCGAAGTCCTCACCACGCTTGAAGGCCTTCAGATGACGTTCGAGCGCGGCGAAGTAGCGACGCGCCGCATCGGGCACCGTGCGCCAGCCGTCCCGCGAGTACTTTTTCGCGCCGAATTCCAGGACGCGGCAGACCGCCTCCTCTAGCTCGGGCGGTACGAGGGTCAGGTCAAGCTTGCCTGCGTCGACCTTCGCACCCGGCTCGTGGCGGTCACGACCCGTCGGATCGAACTCCTGCGCCGCAGCCGTCATCTCGGAGCCTCCTCGTGTCGCATCCGCGCGAGCGCCACCTCCGCGTAGTCCTGCTGGCGCTCGATACCGATGAACCGCATGCCTTCGGCGATCGCACCCACCCCCGTGGACCCTGAACCGGTGAAGGGATCCAGCACCACGCCCCCGGGCGGCGTGATCAGCCGACACATCCACTGCATCAGCGACTTCGGCTTCACCGTTGGGTGGTGGTTCTTCGCCGTGCCGATCTCCCCCGCGCCGTAGTTGGCCTTCTCGCGCTCCGGGAGCGCGTCGAGCCCTGCCTCCTTCTCCTTCTTCCCCGGCTTGCGGGCGAAGTAGAAGCGCGGGAATCGGGCGAGCACCTCGGCGTTGCCCGCCTGCTCGTCGGCGAGCCGCATCGAGCACGTCTCCGTGCAGGCGCCCTCGGGCTCGCAATCCGGGTCGTGAGTGAACACCGCGTTGGTTACGCGGCTGCCGTCCTCGCGCACCGACGAGATCGGGCCCGTACCCCAGCGCGCCAGGTTGGTCTCGATGGTGCCATCGAGAGGCCGACGAGCGAGCACCCAATCTTCGCCACCCGGGCGTAGCGTCGTCGGGGTCTTCCTCGACGTGCGCGCGATACCCGTGTTGAAGAGATGGACGATCTTGTCGCGCACCTCGAAGCCGGCGTCTTCGAGCGCCCAGGCAGTCCAGTGGGACGTTCGCGGGATCGCCCAGACGAGCGCCCAGCCACCCGGCTTGAGCGCCCGATAGACGTGCCGGAAGACGCCCGCGAGCCAGGCGACCCAGTTGTTCCGGCCGCCCATGTCGCTGTCCCAGTCGAGCCCCATCACGTTGATCCCGCACGGCGGGTCGGTCACGACGGAGTCGATCGAGCAGTCGGGGATGCGCGGCAGCAGGTCCCCGTTGTCGCCTACGAGCAGGGCGAAGCGCTGCTCGCCTCGGATGACGGCGAGTGCTTCGGGCGCCGCGCTGGCGGCGACCGGCAGCTGAATTACGGCGGCCGGCGAAGCGGGGCCAGTAGGTGCCGTGGTCCGAGGCGCCCGCCGCCGCCGGCTCTCCAGCGGGACGACCGTCGCGACGATCGGCGGTCCTTCCTCGATGGCGTCCAGCACCACCCGGCCGAGCTGGAGCAGCGTCGAGACGTCGCAGCGCCCTCTCACCCGTGAATCTCCTTCGGCGAGTGGGTGCCCCGAGGCAGGTAGTACGTGACGCCAGCTGGCGACGTGATGAAGTAAACGTTCATCCGTGCCACCGCCCGCTCACCACGTGGATGAGCTGCCGCTTCCCGTTCTGGTGGACGACGCCGTGGGTGTTCAGCCAGGAGGACGGGCCGGCGTTGTACTCGAGGCGCAGCTGGCTCGATGTGCCGACCCCGTAGGCGCCTTGGTAGATGCCGGGCGAGTGGATGTGCCCGACCATCGACCGCGTGCCGATCTTCGAGAAGGCGCGCAGGCTGCCGCGCGTTCCGTTCGGCCCGCGATGCCCGTGCATCCCCAGCTCGACGCCGCAGACCTGGAAGGAGTCATCGGGGCCCAGGAAGCGAGTGGGCACCCCGATTTGCTCTCTCGCGTAGAGGGCGAAGGGGTCGGGCGGGACGGCGCCTCCCGGGCCGAACTGGGCTGCCGCGAGGACCCGGTACTTCAGCTCGTGGTACAGCCGCGCGTTGCAGGGCTCGACGTGCGCCTCGCCGGCTTCCAGCCACCGCAGGAGGTGGTCGTGGTGGTTGGAAGAGACGATCACGTTCTCGGCGTCGGACGGGGTCGTCTGCTCGATGAACCGGATCGTGTCGTCCAGCTCGCGCTGGAGTGAGTCGCGCCCGTTCGCAGCCTTGATCGCCCTGGTGATGCTGTTTCGGTTGTGGTGCGGGCTCACCGAGTAGCAGTCGAGCACGTCGTGGCGGACGATCACCGGTGGACGAAGCACCTCGCAGATAGATCCCCGCCCGTCGTAGGTGGCATGCCGCACCTCGGGGCAGTGGAACCAGACGTGCTCGTCGCCCGTGACGAGCGCCTCGACTGAGACACCCTCGATCTTGCAGTCGGCAGCGTAGGCCCTGTCGAGATCGTGGAACGTCTCACCGTCCCAGTTGATCTCGCGCAAGAAGAACACGTCGCCGCGGATCTCTGCGACGACGGCGCCGTGGGTATGATGGAAGGCGCCGAGGTTGCCCTGCTTCGTCCGCGAGTAGTTCTTCTTCGTGACGCTACCCGTCGTGTAGAGCAGCTTCGGCAGGCGATGCTGGGGCGTGGCCACCGTCTGCATCGCCACCTGCGGGTGGCCGTAAATCGCGGAGGCGTCTCGGCTCCGTGACTCCAGGCCCGAGAGGGGATGGACGGCGGTCGCCTGGATCCGCACGTCCCCCATGATCCGAAGGTGTGGGTGAACTCGAAGCTCATTCTCGATCAGGTAGTCGTGCAGCGCCTCGTGCCACCAGTAGTCCTCTCCGCGCTCCTCCTGTGGATCCCGCTTCGACGTCGGGTTCGCGTACCGCATGGGGATCACGATCAGGCGAGCACCGCGATCCTTGACGTAGCGTTCGAGCGCGCGGAGGAAGTCCCACTCAGGCTCGGTGTTGTTCTGGGCGCAGGTGATCACGAAGTCCGTCGCCTTCTCCAGGGCTCGGACGTCGGAATCGCTGCGGGCGAACACGTGGTCGTCGAGCCGGACCTTGGCGGCGGGCGGGGAGGCCGGAACACCAGGCGTCGCCCGCTTGACGTCTGCAGCCGAGGGGTTGCCCAAGCCTCGCTTGAGCCGAGAGACGGCCGCCCATTCCTCCGATCGATGCGTTCGCAGCCACTTGAGAAAGCTCGGCTGGTCCTTCTTCGTGATCGGGCATCCGAGAGGAGCCAGCTCCTCCTCCGCGAACCGACGCATCCCCCGCTTATCCGTCCCGGCCGCGAGACCCTCCAACCACCGATCGACTCGGGCAAGTCCTTCAGGATGCGATTCCAACCACTGGGCCAGCTGCTTGTACTTCGACATGCGCACTCCCTGCTTGCCCAGCTGTGCCCGTCGTCGCTGAGAAGGTGTCGCTAGCTGGCGACTGGAGCAGCATTGCTAAGGGAGTCGCGAATTGGCCAGTGGACTTCAGGCGGGGGCGATGTCGCCTGCGCGGACGCGATGTCGATCGGCCCATGCATCCACATCCCGGCGGGCGTAACGAACGGCAGAGCCGATCTTGATGAAAGCCGGGCCCCGCCCGCAGATGCGCCAATGGTTCAACGTGTGGATCGAGATGCGAAGCAGCTCGGCGGCCTCGCGGCTGGTCAGGTAGTCGGACTGCGCGTGCATCAGCTGGTCCCCGCTGTCGAGTGCTGATGAGTCGCCAGCTGGCGGTACGTGGTGACGGACCGCGCACGAACGCGCGCCTCGCGGCCCCGGATCCCCTCGCTTCCCGCCCCGCTGCGTGGTACTACGAGCGCGGTGCGATGTCCGAACGATGTCTAGGGGAAAACACGAGCACGCAAGATGAGGGCTAAGTGGGGGAGCCGACGGCCGGATTCGAACCGGCGACCTGCTGATTACGAATCAGCTGCTCTACCAGCTGAGCTACGTCGGCTCGAGGCCCGGCAGGCGCGGGAAGCGCGCAGCTTACCCAGCGCCTTCCGCGG